TTACAGAATATACAACAAAGTATATGCCTAAAATGTATTCACCAACTGAGGTGATGAAACAGGCTGCTGAGTTATATTCATTTGTAACTAAGAAGGACTAAGAAGTAAAATAATAGGCGGCCTTTTTGGTCGCCTATATATTATAGAGGATATTATGAGAACAGGCGAACCTATACCAAACACAACATTCTTTTTCAGAAAAGAAAATCCTAATTTTATAGGCATAGATAAAAACGATTGGTTTCCAGAAAAATCACAAGACCTTCTTGTTGGTAAGAAAGTTATAATTGTGGGCGTTCCAGGACCCTTTACACCAGTTTGTTCTGGTTTTCAAGTACCACAGTTTGAAAAATATTACAATGATTTTAAATTTGAGTATGGTATAGAAGAAATTTACATCACAGCTGTCGCAGATTTTTTTGTTTTAGAGGCTTGGAAAAAAAGTTTAAATTTGAAAAATTTAAAAATGTTACCTGATGGTTCTGGTGATTGGGCTAGATTAAATGGTATGTTAGTCAATAGAGCTGAGTGGGGATATGGTTATAGGTCTTGGAGATATGCAATGATTGTTGATAATTTAATCATTGAAAGAATGTTTTGTGAACCTAATCCTGAAGATATGATTGGTAACGACCCATACGGAGAGTCCTCTCCTCAAAATGTATTAGAGTGGTTAAGGAGAAAAAAGAAAGGTGAAGACTTAAAAGAAGAATGGTTATATCCAAGAAATCTAAAGGAGGAAAGAATTTTAGGCGAAAAGGGTGTTGGTGAATATAAAGAATTTAATGCTGAGGAAGCTTTTCGTTCCAGCATTGACAAATAAATTAATATAGTGTATATTAGAAAATGCGGATGTCGTATAAAAGTATTATATTTGATTTCCAATCAAATGAAAGTGGGGCAGTACCACTCATCCGCTCCAATTAATATTATGAAGGAGAAAATATATTATGAACATTAGTAGTGAAACAGTTGCTGTATTGAAAAACTTTTCTGACATTAATCAGAACCTTTTGATTACACCAGGCAACAAAGTGAGAACTATCTCTAATCTAAAAAACATTATGGCTGAGGCAGAAATCAGTGATAAGTTTGAACAAGAATTCGGTATCTATAATTTACCAGAATTTTTGAGGTCAGTAGATATGTTCGACAAGGCCGAACTTAAATTTAATGGCGGCCAGTATGTGACAATCAAAGATGCAAACGGTAAACAATCAGTTAAATATTGGTTTGCAGATAAATCAACCTTAAATAGTCCTAAGAAAGACATTGCTTCAATTGAGAAGTTTGTAACTTTCACTTTAACAAAAGAACTTTTTGCTAGCCTTATGAAAGGTGTCAATAGTCTTGGTTTACCAGATGTTGTTGTACAAGGTGACGGTAAAACAATTACGGCTGTTGCATTAGACAAAAAGAATCCATCTTCAAATGAGTATTCAATTGAAATTGGTAATACAGACAAAACTTTTAAATGCTATTTTAAAACAGAAAATCTAAAATTGATTGTAGATGATTATGATGTGGGTATTTCTTCACAAAAGATTTCTCACTTTGTAGGTCGTACAAAGAAAATTCAGTATTGGATTGCTGTTGAGCCAGATAGTGAGTTTTAATATGTCCGAAGTCTATAAACTAGAAGACGGTACTGAATATAAAGCAGACGACTACCTTAAAGTAGAAACCAGAGAATATCATCAAACAACACATTATCTTAATAGACAAATTGCTGTTTCTGATATTATAGAGGAGTTTGGTGATTTACCAACCTTTGAAAAAGGTTTATACTTTGATTGGTCTACCTATCAGGATGCTAGTGATGAAGATAAAGAACTAGCTGATAAAGTCCAAGAATTTGTTGACCAACACGATTATGACCGTGAAGAAGATTGTTGGACAATGAGTAAAGGTGGTTATGATGTTGACAGTGAAATCGTAAATGAATTTACAATGGAATCACCTAAATAATGAATAAAGTGGAGTTTATATTATGTCAGAATTCTTATGGGTTGAGAAATACCGTCCTAAAACAATTGAAGATTGTATTCTCACTGAAGACCTAAAGAAAACTTTTTCTGAGTTTTTAAATCAGAAAGAAATACCTAATTTACTATTATGTGGTACTGCCGGCACAGGTAAGACTACAGTAGCACGAGCCTTATGTGAAGAGTTAGGTGCTGATTACATTATCATTAATGGGTCAGATGAAGGCCGACAAATTGATACATTACGAAACAAGATTAAAAACTTTGCTTCTACTGTATCACTTACCGAAGACGCTAATCACAAAGTTGTAATTATTGATGAGGCAGACTATATGAATGCCGAGTCCGTACAACCTGCCTTGCGTAATTTCATTGAAACATTTTACAAGAACTGTAGATTTATCTTTACTTGTAATTACAAGATGAAAATTATTCCAGCATTGCATAGTCGTTGTACTGTAATTGACTTTGCGATTAAGAATGGTCAAAAGGTAAAAACTGCCAATGCATTTATGAAAAGACTTGGTGATATTCTTACTACAGAACAAATCAAGTTTGACAAGAAAGTATTGGCTGAGTTAATTCAAAAACATTATCCAGACTTCCGTAGAACTATTAATGAACTTCAAAGGTATTCCGTAAGAGGTGAGATTGATAGTGGTATTCTGTTTAGTATTTCTGAGGCAACCAATAAAGAACTAATCTCAATACTTAAAGAAAAAAGATTTAATGATATGAGAAAATGGGTTATTAATAACCTTGACAAAGAACCATCTTCTTTGTTTTCTAGTATCTACAACAATCTTTATGAGGCATTAGAGAATAAATCTGTACCTCAAGCAGTTTTAATTATTGCAGGTTATCAATACAAGGCTGCTTTTGTTGCTGACCAAGAAATCAATATGGTCGCTTGTTTAACTGAGATAATGGCAAACTGTAACTTTAAGTAGGTATATTATGAGCAATACAAGTGGACAATATTTCTTAGATGACGGAAGAGATATTAGAATAGGCTGTGCTGAAGATGTGCTTGAAAGACTTAGACAACACCAATCATCAAACAGACTTATCAAATTAATCGGCATTGTTCCAACACATCCAAAAGAAATTTTTGATGAAGAAAAGGTGGCGTTTAATTATTTTGAAAGATATAAAATAAGAAAATCTTTTTACAGTAGAGAAATACTACCTAAAATACCTTTCTATATACAAGATAGAATTTTAGAAAGAAATGACTTATTAGATAATATCGTAAAAAGAACAGGCACAATTCAAACTTTGTGGGGTGAAGAAAGTCTTACATCAATAAGAGAAAGATGTGATATATTTCCAAACCAGTTTGTTACTATTATGGGTAGAGCAGGCACCAAAGCAGGTGAAAGACCTAGAAAGTTTGTAATTGAAGGCAAAACTTATCATGTTTCTGAAAGAGCAAAAAATCTTATTCAATCTATAATAAGAGATACTAAACAAAAATATGGTATAGTGTGAGTATAGGCGGGTGTAGCTCAGTGGTAGAGCGCTTCGTTGCCAACGAAGAGGTCGTGGGTTCGATACCCACTACCCGCTCCAAATTAAGGATTTATTATGTACGAATTGAAAGATTATTTACAAGCGATTAACGAAACTAAAAAACCCCTATTAGACAGTGATGATACAGAATGGGAAAAGAAATATCCACCATTCGTAATTAATCGTTGTCTATCTATGTTTTACGATACTATAATGCACGCTAATGAAATGAATGGTTTACATTTTCTCCCTAAAACTATGCAATTTCATTATCTTATAAATAGTATCCGTAAGAAAAAGCGATTTGGTGGTAAATGGTTATCACAGGCCAAGTTAAAAGATATGGATATTGTGAAAGAGTATTATGGTTTTAGCAATGCAAAAGCAAAAGAAGCTCTCACACTACTTACCAAAGACCAGATTGAAACTATAAGAAATAGCCTATACAAAGGTGGGAGAAAAAAATGAGTGAAGAAATTATTAGCTGGTCGCAAGGTGATATGTTAGAGGTCACAATCAAACAGCCTGACGACTTTTTAAAAATTAGAGAAACATTGACTAGAATTGGTGTCGCTAGTCGTAAAGATAAGACACTATATCAATCTTGCCATATTTTACATAAACAAGGTAAGTATTTTATCACACACTTTAAAGAATTGTTTGCCTTAGATGGTAAGAAATCTACTTTGGTGGAAAATGATATTCAAAGAAGAAATACAATTGCATTGTTATTACAAGATTGGAATTTGATTGACATTGTTGATACTACAAGAGTAGAAAACAAAGCGCCATTAAGTCAAATTAAAGTATTACCATTTAAAGAAAAGAGTGATTGGAATTTAACTGCTAAATATAACATAGGCAAGAAGATTGAAGGAACAGATGGCGGAGATGCAGGTACCAAAGTTTAGAGAATTTATTTCTGAAGCTAAAAAAGACAAAGACTTTTTAAGGTTACTGATTATTACAGATGAACCTGAAGAGGCTAAGACCTTTCATACAGCAGACAGACTTAGAGAAGAATGTGATAAGTTAAAATATCCACATTATCTTTTTAAACTTACTGGTGGTTATACCACATACCAAGATGGTGTCCGTAGATTTCATAACAAAGACGATAAGAAAGGTTTTGAAATTGATAGCTACACCGTTGCTGTTGTTCGTGGTTCTATTACAAGAAAAGATAGTTGGTTAGACTATGTTTCTATCTTAGAAAGAGCCAATGTTTGTCTAGTAAACAATAGACAATGTATTAATGTTTGTGCAGACAAATATAGAACTTCATTAAGACTTGCAGATTATGGTTTAACAGAACCAAAAACTATTTTAATTAATGACCCCGAAAAATCAGTTGAACAGGTAGAAGAGGCTGGTTTAAAGTTTCCTATTATTCTTAAAACACTTAGAGGCAGTAAAGGTGTTGGTGTATTATTTGTAGAAAGTGCAAAGTCATTAGATAGTATTGTACAATTAATACATAAACAAGATGAAGACGCAGATTTATTAGCACAAGCATATATCAAAACAGAATATGATGTAAGAGCTCATGTCTTAGGCGGTAAATTAATTGCAGCTATGAAACGACCAGTTATCGAAGGTGATTTCAGGTCAAATGTATCACAAGGTTCTGTACCAGTTAATATTAAATTAACAGAACTTGAAATTGAAGAATGTTTACGAGCCGCAAAAGCAGTAAACGGTTTATGGTCGGCGGTTGATTTTATACCTAGTAAGAATAGGGAAAAAGAACCACCATATTTTTTAGAGGTGAACTCATCACCTGGAACTGAGGGTATTGAAGATGCAACTAAACTCAACATATCTA